GCCGGATGTGGAAGGATCTCAAAAGATTTCTCTTCTGTTCCATATCCGCAGCTCAAGTTTGAAAATGATTCTTCAGTTCTTGGAAGAATCATTGGTCCTCGCTTGTGCTGAAGCAACGGGTGTTCCGTGTGTCTACTTCCTGACAAATAATCATGGAAAGAGGCACGAAACGATTTAAATTCACAGTCACTCACGTATCCTTCTAAGACGGATATAAGAGGGTTAAGGAGCTTGAGATCAGCCGCAACAGGATTCATTTTCGATTCCCTTATGACTGTTCCAGTAGTTTCAGAAGAGCTTTGAAACTTACTCGAACTAGTCAAAGAAATCGAATCTGATTTCCCATCCTTTTGGACCATATTTTTGATGAACCGTTTCGGATACATCATTGATTTTTTAATCAATGGAAAATCCTTACGGGTCTCGTTAAAACGGTCTAAAAGTGGTTGACCCCATCGGAGCATTAACAATTGATCATCTATTAATGTTCCTGCAACTCTTGTCCAGTCAGAAGATAACCTTTCTGAATCCCGGATAGAATTGTCCTTTCGTGAGTGAAAAGATCGAAAATCCAAATTATCAACGTCTTCAGATCCTTTAGAGCGACCGAAGGCGACGCCAAAAGGGGCGTAGTCTACCTCAGAAACAAAAAGTTTGTTTTGAGGGCCCATTCCCTCCGAATGGGGTTGTTGGAGCCTAAAATATTTCGAATTGATTTGACAAAAGTCCTTCGATTGAAATGATTTCCCTAAAGACGGAGAGAGTCCAAATTCCGCGATTTCCTTGTACCAGATATCATGGAGACGTTTATTGGTTTTAAACAATATATCGTCCCCATTAATCAATACAGGCTCTCGTAGAATCTTGAGTGATCTTTGCCTTTGAGATTTTGTTTCATTCGAAGTGTAAATCATTCGAGCATATTTATGCTTGGCTCTTTCAAGGACTAGATAATTTGCGATACAGAGAACTGGAAAGCTCAACAAGTGTCCCATAAGCTGACCATTCCTCTGCTCCACCTGACCGAGGTGGCAACTCTCCCAGTTAAAGCCTGGGGCCCACGGACTGTCTTGGTCTCGCATGGGTCTTTTAGAGTAGTCGATCTTTGAACAACAGAAGCCTTCGATCAAAAAGTCTCTGTGTTCACTATCAAATTTTTGAAACAAAAAGTTTAAAATTAACTTTGATAGTTGTGAATTTAAGTTGTCAGTTGCTCCCGAGTAATCCCCGCTCTCTGCGAATTCATCCTCTTCAATTGATTGGAATAATTTTTGAATGTCTTCAAGCTGAACTGGTTTTCCAATTAGTTGGAAACCAGGAATCCTTTTAAGACCCTTCCAAAGAAACTTTTGATACTTTTTAAGGTACATATAGTCTCCGGTAGAAGGTTTTGTAATGATTCGACCTTTCAAAGGTTCCAAAATTGTCGCAGGACGAACAACACTAGTAGTAATCTCTCCGCTAGCTTTCCTTCGAACAAGAAAGTCCCTAATATCTTGATCCGAGATTCCCCGAACTTCCCTTATTTCACGATCAATTCTATAGGAGCTTAAGGAATAAGTCTTACGACGAACTTCTACGAATCCAAGAAATTGATCTTCAAGAAATAAGGTGCTTTCGGACTCTCGGAGATAATCGAGATAAGCGCCGACTTGGCCCCCAGAGGAGCGAGAGAATTCAACTGTAGAGTGTGAACTGAGATC